CACCAGCCTTATCAGCATTAGGATCTACGTTAATATGTACAGCTTCAGCTACACCGTCTGGTAGTACAGTAGGGTCTACTGCAAGAGGGAACTTGTTGTTACCGAAGAGTACGTCTACGATCTGTCCGTAGGCTGCAAGTGTTTTAGTCTTAGTTACCTTAACAAATACACGTGACTTCTCTGTGTCAGTGAACTGTACGTCTGAACTGTAAAGCCCACGGTAGTTACGATAAGCACGTAACCAACGCTCTTCATCTACAAGTCGAGCATCCTCTGCACGTCCGAAGCGATCCTTAACGAAGCTAACTACGCTATTAACAGACTCAAAGAGTTTATCGCTNCCGTTTTCAGCTGCTACTACTTCATCTGTGTCGAAGTTTACGTCTTCNATGTCTGCCATNTTTTAATACCCGAATGTTGAGTCTGAAGCTTGAAATCCAGANCGTTGATCTTTAGCTGGATTGTAATCCCATAGAGAACTACGTGGTCTTGTCATTATACCATAACGTAACGCATCATACAAGTGGTCTTCTGCATTAGTATCTACATCTTCTGGGTTTCTTTTGTCCAGTGGGATAGACGGTAGTTGTGCTATTGTGTTGGTACACGTAGAAAAGAATACTAACCTAGGTTCCTCTGTGTANTCATCTACCTGNAGTCTGCGGTGTAGTTCGTTCTTACCAGATATACGTGAGCCTTTTGATCTATCTGAAGGACGCCAGCGACATCCCTTCATGTTCATCTGCTCAGCTAGTGAAGGACCAGTATCACCACGGTTATGCCATAGTGAGGAGTCAAGCACCCCATAGCGTATAGTACCATCCCTAGCTTCAGCATCTAAGATCATATCAGCTAAGTCTGTAGCTGTAACCTTAGAGCAGTACAACTCTCTATAAACTATGAGTTGCTCTGAGGGTGTTACTGCTAACCATACAACCCCAGTAAAGGAGCCGTACCCGTAGTCACACGCCCTGAACTTAGTCCAAGAGTCTGGAATATCAAAGGGTTCAACTACGTGTATGTTCCTGTTGAACTCAGGGAAGGCTGCACCTTCGTTGACATCCCAGTTACCCTCAAGTAGTTGCTTCCTTTGATGCTCAGGTAGAGACAGAAGCATTGCTTCGTAGTCGCCACTCTCAGCTAGGTGAGGGTTATCGAATAGGCTTGCAGGTATAAACCTACGTTTAAACAGTGGCTCACCTTCTCTACTGTGACCCTTAGGGTAGCTAAGCGTTTCACCTGTCTCAATGTCTGTAGCCCAGAAAGGCGTGTTAGACGGGGCAGGATCAATAAACATTTTCTTGACCCAAGAGTGGCCTGGACCACCAGGGTTGGTTGTAGCCCTCATGTAGAGGCCTAACTCCTTGGAACTACTACGTAATCTTGAGCGCATGTAGTTCCACCCATAGGGCGACTGCCATTGCGTAAGCTCATCGAAGGCTACGTAGTTAAACGCCTGCCCTTGGTAGCGCATAACGTCTGTGTCTTTGTCGAGGTAGGACATCCAAAGACGTCCTCCTCGGGGTGTGGTCCACTGAGATTTGCGTTCAGACCACTTTATACCGGGTATTGCTTTAGGGTACAGGTCTTGGCTTTTCTGTATGAGTTCCCTAAGTTCTTCTGTAGTGTGACGTACAAGTAGGCCACTAAAGTCTGGGTTATTCAAGTCACGTAGCGGATCTGCTAGTGTGGCATACGATTTACCTCCNCCAGCTGCGCCTCCATATAGTACCTCACGCTCTGCAGAGGCTAGATATTGTGTCTGAGGCCCAGGGTTAGGCTGAAAGACNACCTCTTGAGCNGCAATAGGGTCAAACTCCGCAGGTTTAACTTGGGCGGGTACTGCTGTCTTGTTCGTCTTCTTCGTAGGTGTAGTAACCGAGTCTTTCTTTTTCGAGGATCTCGTACTGCCTGAGCGCTTTTTCGAGCCGCTGGGCAAGCTTGCGTTTAATTGCAGCAAGTGACTTACGTTTTCTTTCGACATCTATACGCTTTTTCAACCCCATGTGTGAGATATACCTGCCTGACTGTGTTGATAGCCAAGCACTGACTTCCCTGTAACTATACTGCTTTAGATGCTTCTTTGCAAGTACTAAAAGCTCTAATTCTTTAGTAATAGGTTTAAGCCAGTCCTCATCATCCGGGTCTATCTCGTAACCAAATGGTACTTGAGGCGATAATCGTGGGATTCTCTCCCATCTCTTTACTTTAAAGTCAGGCTTAGGCAACATCCAGTAGCCTATGCTCTCACGTTCTTTCGTCTTAGTTACTCGTATCATCTTGCTCTTTAGGTGGGAGGATAAACAAACCACCTGAGGCTTGTACCTCCACACGCTCCGTCTTTACAATACCTGCACGATCAAGTACTTCTTTGGCTGCAGCCATCTTCTCTTTTACGCCTAGCTCTGTAGGGTCAATAAGAGCCTGTCCGAAAGCTACAGCTGCCTTAGGTCCAATACGTGCCATGTACGTCTTAGTGCCATCGAAGATCTCATCCTTAAGAGAATCAATGATAAGCCTCGTAGGGGTGTTATCGCTGTAGCCAGCAAGCTTCTTAGCTTTCACTACGTCACCGCCAGCCTCATCGAAGAGTACCTCTAAGAACTTAACTTGATTCTCTGTAAGTTGTCGTGCCATTACACTACTTTCTTATGTTTCACTGTCTGTTCCGTAGAACCGTTGCTTGATCTCACCACGGGTAACACCAATATCTTTAAGCTGCTTGTCACTCATGTTATTCAGTAAGTAATAGTCTGCTCTCATCTGTTGAGCTTTAGCTAGTGAGTTACCAACAGAGATAAAGAACTTAGCTACAGCTTTAAGAGTGCGTTTGGTTGTAGCAATTACTGTAGTTTTAAACTGGCTTGGGTAGTCGTATGTTAAGTACATTATGTAGTCTCCTGTGTTATGCCGTTCTTGGCACGTACAGTTATACTACAAAACAGTAAGGTTTAGAACTGCTATATTGGAATACCCGCTATGTGTTAGCCAACAGGTACAAACGTCTCAGTTACAGTAAGGATAGTGTCAATATGACCAGCGGAAGTAGGTACGTTTTGTATCTTATCACCCGGCTGCAGTACTAGATCAATGTTTGTAAAGGTAATGTAATCACCTGCGCCTAGACTCTTGCCTGACAGAAAGTGTGATGTGTAAGCATCAGCTGCTACATACCATTCTAGATCTACAGAGTTTGTACTACCACCACCGTTGACTACATGGATAAACGTAACCTCAGCTACACAGTTAGCAGGGCATGTATATACAACCTCTGTAGCAGTGCCACTGTTGTGACCATACACAGAACGCATACGTGCTGGTTTGCCCTGATTGAGTACACTCATTTCTTTTTAGCAACCTTCTTTACTGTTTTTACTATCCAAGCTTCGTTTACTTCAGTGTTAGGATCATCCGCAATGTAATGACCTTTATCGTTACGAGCACGAACCATTTCCAGTTCGTCCTCTTCCTCTAGAATAGGATCACCGCCTTCCAAAGCTAAAATAAACTGCATGACTGCATCATCTTTAGTATGCCACTCACCCCGTATTTTCTCGGCAAGTACAGTACCAATATGGTCTACTACTTTGTTGTTCTCAAGTTTCATTACTTACTAACTACCCTAATTACGAGGATTGTTTCTTCCACCACTTGATGCTCCAGGTTTGCTGTTAATAACGTTACCCGGATTACGAGGATTATTTCTTCCACCACTTGATGATTTCGGGGCAGAATCCTTAAAAAATCCTCTGCCATCTTTAAATTTTTGATTACGAAGTGCATGTTGTGAGGCTGCAACCCTAGTTGCGGGAAGTCCCAGAGCACGGGCTTCAGACTTTGAAAGTGCCATGTAATCTGCAAAAGTGTTATTTTTCATCCAAGCAGCACCTTTTAGGGTAGGTACTTGACCACGTTTTCGTGCAGCACTTGAGTTATTACTGGCCTTATCCGTAGTTTTCTTCTTTTCGGAGATTGCTTTGATTCTTCTCTTTATTGTTTCTTTTCTGCCATCTCCACGGCCACCCTTTACAAGACTTTTAACTTCTACTGGTTCGGGTGTAAAACCGGATACATCGGACTTAGGTCTGGCTTTAGGACGAACAGAGGACTTAGGGGCACCGTCAATGTTTTTACCTTTTGCATTAGCCCAAGCAGTAAGTGCTGATCCTTTGTACTTACCTTTATTTTTTTTACTCCAAGAGTCTAATTGCTCTTTGGTGACAGCAAGTTTTTTCTTACCGTCTTTACCTACAAAATACATTGATCCTGCTTTTCTAGCAGCAGAAACAGATTTGTAATCTTTATACGAAGCCATTGTGTCTAACCTTTATACGATGCGCCGCATTTTGCCATGCCGCCTTTGTTGTAACCCATTTTCTTTTTAGCAGATCCGCCGTGTTTGTAGCCCATTTTCTTAGCTACTGCTGGGGCTTTTTTCTTTAGAGCCTTCATACCTTTATTCATAACACCACCTTTGTTCATACCAGTGTGATAACCTTTGCCACCACAATGGGAGCATCCTTTACCTTTACACTTTGGACATTGAGTTTTTTTCATCATCTAAATTTCCTGGTTTTAGCCGCAATCTTCTTGGGCTGTTTTACAAATTGTTTACCTTTAGCATTACCTGTTGACTTAGCTTTGTTGGTAGCTGCCTTTTCTCCAGGCGACAAGGATTTCCATGCCGAGTCTGGCAGGTATCTCTTCTTACCCTTTGAGGGAGATCCGTCTGAAGTTCTCCACTTTTGTTTGCCCCAGTCTTTCAGAGATTTCTGTGGTTGCTTCATGACTTGTAGCCCCCGCCTTTTGCTTTGTATTGCTTTGCGACCATCTGGGCTTTTCTCGCAGACCATTGTCCAGGTTTGCCACCTTTTCCACCCGCCTTAACTTTGGAGACAAGGTTCTTACGCATAGTTGGTTTGGTATAGTTACCAGCTGCATTTACTGTAGACTTCTTTTTCATTATGTTGATTTTCCCACTTCAAAACAAAGAGGCACTGCAACTACACCCTGAGCTACTAAGTACTCAGCCATCTTAGTTGCGTCATCGTCACAGGCAAATTGTTCATAGAACATCTCTTTTGTATTGGCAAATACCTGACAAGATGTGGCCATCTGAGTGCTGCAAGCTAAGACGACAGCTATCCACATTACCACTTTACCTTGTCTGCCCAATAAGCAGCAGACATTTTACCCTTTTTAATATTCTTACCGTGTCTAGCCTTGAAACTTGCACGTTTCTTTTTCATCTTGTCAGATTCACCAGTTTTAGGTTTACCTGCAGTTGATGCACCTTTTTCACCAAACTTAATATACTTGTACTTACCACCTTCAGAAGCCATAACGTGATGAGACTTACCACTGTCGTCATTAAGACGTTGTGGTCTGTTGACGCCCTTAAGTCCTGCGTCTTTCATCTTAGTTTTAACTCTTTCAGGGATAGCCATTACTTTTTACCTGCTTTNCTATTTCTAGGAAAAGATCTGTTTGCACGTTTAGTTGTTACAGATAGGTTCTTAGGGGAGTTATCCCTAGGGTTACCGTTACGNTGATTTACATCCTTACCGTCACCCTTCTTAACCACTCCAGCCTTTTTAAGAGCATTACGTGCAGCATTNCTAGAAGCACGATTCTTCTTCTGCTGGGCAGTTCCTTGGTAATTACCGTATTCTTTTTTGTAATTTCTCATGTAATTCTAGGGGGAACGTGGGACGTTCACTATTTACCCCTACTCCTTATTTAAATTGGTAGTAATTATAAATTACTTTTACGCCCAATTATGTTAAGTATACCTCTATTTAAATCTAATTTCAATAGGGCAAGAATAATTATAATCTACTCTGTATACCCTATCGTAAAATAAACCATTCTTAGGTAACCCACAGTCGTAGTAACAATACTGAAACAACCTGTTACCACTTTTAGTCCATGCGTGATTGAACGAGACAAAGGCCAACACACACAACAAATCTATTTCCCCATCGGACCTATAATAGAGTTGTGGTTACGGTTTATATACTTAAGGTCATTTTCTATGAGAGCTACACGTTGTTGTAATGCAGTAATACCTGAAATGGTACGAGTTAAAGCATCTAACTCCTCCCATAACTCCTCTACATCAGCCCACACGTACTGTATTTCTACACCATTACCTGCGACATCACGTTTAAGGTTTACGTTGTCCTCAATAGCCATACGTGAACCTAGCTGACTTACTGTCTCCTCTAGGTTAGAAATAGTAGCTGCTTGTTGGGATACCCACCAGACACCTGCTGCAAGCTGTGCAGCCATAGCAATCACAAGGGCTACAGGTAACTTTAAGTTTTCCATTACCGATTCCTTAGAGACTGCTCTATATTATCTAATTTGTTGAAGATAGCCTTAATGGTATCTCTCAT